GGAGTTCCCGACAGAGACAACCTGGAAGGAATGCTATATTTTGACGCATAGCAATTACTAAAGCAAGCTGCAAGACGCCAGATATTTACCATTTGCCTTTCCAGTTCATTTCCAGACACTTTGCTTGTGAGCAAGTTCATCAAAGCAAATCTATCATCAACAGACAGGATACCATCCTTTTTTGTATAATGACATTTCAAGTCTGCACGGATATACTTTCCGGTTTGGTAATCATAGGTGCAAGAATTCCATTCATTCGTAAAGGCATAAACCTCGAAAGGAATAGATACTTTCCTGCAGAACCAAATCAAGTTGAAAAGTTGTTTGCACGTATCTTGCATCACATGGCTCATAGAACCAGACCAATCAAGAATAAAAATCAAACCGTGATTTTTACCATCAGGAAGAACAGATACCTTCTTGAAGAGATCTTCACAGTACATATAACTATGCAGTTTTGAAGTATCAAGAACTCCAGTTCGCGCAGTAGTAACCCTAGCATAAGAATCTGCTGCTTTGCGGCATTCAAACTCTTTTACCAAATAACTAACTTCTTTTTGTGCTGAGGTCTTAAATTTACGGTATTCCAAATCTACGCTTTGAAACGCATCAGAAGATTCTCCATAAGCATTTTTGTGCTTAATATTTTCGTGGCGAAAATGAGTATCAATTTCTTTGTGAATTTCTGTATTCTTTGCGATCACAGTATCAAGATTAACCTTTGGCACTTCAACATAGATGCTTTCAGATCCAAGCATATTTGCAAGATTTTTGATATTATCCGCAAGAGAATCTACAGTTCGGAGTTCAGGTTCTTCTTGATTTTTGTTTCCATCAAAAGAAACTTCATCGCCTTTAGCAGATCCAGATTGATTGGTCTCTTGTTGCAAATTTGGAGAAGATGCCTCATTTGTTTCATTTTCTCCTTCATTCTTTTCCTGCAGATCATTACTTTGATCACCAGAAGAACCAGATTCTTTCTGGTTCTCAACATTATCAATCTTTTCCTGTTCTTTTTGCTTTTTGCAATACTTATAAAGTTCTTCGGAAGCAATCAGAACGTCAGCAAATGTTTCTGCTACCGCAATCAGATCAACAATTTCCTGTTCTTCTGCAGTGAAATTCAGATCAATAAAATTGCCAATTTTAAAGTAAAGATTTACTTTGTCCGCAAGACTGAACTTAGAAATATCTTCGTCGCCAATAGAGAAGAAATCTTCCGCGTGAAGTTCTTTATACCCATTGAAAAAACTTTTAGGAGATCCCTGATACTTCCTCTTGCAGAGTTTTTCAACCCTAGCATCCTCAACAATATTCACATATTGCTGAGGAACTTTACAATTAACGGACCAATCCTCATTAGGAGTCCAAAGAGCGTGAGAAATCTCATGCAAAACAAGCATAGTATAAATGCTATCACTGGCCTTCTCCCAAAGAGGCAGCGTCAGGCATCGCGTTTGAACATTAAAACAGGCGGTCTCTACCTTTTTATGTTCAACGATAATATCTTCAGTTGCCAGAAGGCGGGCAAGAGATCCTTTAATTTCAAGATTAACTGTCATTTGGACTTGTGCGTTATGAACCTATTATACACGGAATAGACCTCTTGCATAGGGGACATAGACACTTCAAAAAGTGGCACACATAAAAAAACACCCATGATGGGTGCATCTTTGATTATAACATTAGGTGAGAAAATCCCTTTTGTTTTTCAAATTTAAGTACGCTTTCAAATTTGTCTTCAAGTCCAGTTTTGTGGGAGATTACAAAAACATTGGCATCTTTAATCACATATCTAATAATTTTAAGAAATTCTTCTGTTCCAAACCCATCAAGAGAACTATCAAATACTTCATCAAATATAATTAAATTTGTATGAGCAGAGTTTTTGATCTTCGCAACTTCTCTCCAAGCAAATACAAGTGCAAGATTTATTCTAGCTTTCTCACCTTCACTGAAAGAGGCATAAGAAAAATCTTCATGAATTGGAGATTGAATAGTTTCGTTAAATTCTTCGTCAAGTGTAAAATTAATGTAAAAGTCCATCATCTGTAGGTAACGATTGACTTGCTGATTTATTAGTGGTAGATACTTCTTAATAATTTTAGTTTTTACTCCACCATCCTTAAGTAAGGTGTAAGAAAAATCGTAATACTTAATTAGATCTTTTTTGGTGGCAAGTTCATCATATGTAGTTTTTAAACTAACTTTAAATTCTTCTAATTTCTCGTGTTCAGTATTTCGGTTTTCAAGTTGTTCGGTAATTGTTTGAATTTCATATTCAAGATCTCGTATTTGTCTTTGGCATCCAGAGATCTTAGTATTGTTTTGAGAAATGTCATTTGTGAGTTTTGAAATCTCCTTAGAGAGAATAAGGAATTGACGCTCTCGGTCCTCTTCTTCTTTAATTGCCTCCTCTAGTTCCTTATAACCAGATTGCAACTCCTTTGCTTTAGATTGAGCGTCACTAATTCTATTTATTCTAAAGGTATCATCAATCTCTTGAGTACATGTAGGACAAACCGTATTTTCTGTGAAGAATTTATGCTCTTTAGTAATTGTTGATACTTTTTGTGAAATCTTGCCTTTTAAATTTCCAAGTTTCCTGAGTTTATCTGAAGCACCAAGATAATCTTCAAGTTCTTTTTGTGTGGAGAAGACGCCCTCTTCAATCTTTGAATTTTCCAACATATGAAATTCAACTTCACTATTGAGCGTATTGATTAATTCCTTCTTCTTATTGATGTTTTCTTTTCCGCGACTTTCAAGTTCTTCAATGAAGTTCTCTTGCATCTTAACTTTATCAACAAGAGATTGTTTCTTTAATTCAAAAACTTTAATTTCCTCTTTTGATTGGCGGATCTTTTCTTTGATTACACTATTCATAGAGGAAAAGATCTTAATATCAAGAAGATCTTCAATTACTTCCCTACGATGGGCGGCGGAAAGTTGCATAAAAGGAACAAACGTACTTGATCCCAAAATAACAATTTGAGTAAAACTACGAAAGTCCATTTTGAGAACGTTCTGCTCTAACCACTTTTGCTGATCAATTGCAGACGCTTTTTGATCAAGTTCCTTTCCGTTGCAATATATTTTAAAAATATTTGGTTTTATTCCCCTTTCAACTTTCCATTTTGTTTTGCCTATAGTAAAATTAACTTCAACGAATACATCCTTTTCGTTAACAGAGTTAATTAATTGTGGACGATTAATTTTCCTAAATGGTTTATTGAACAGTGAGAAGCACAGGGCATCCAATATGGTACTTTTGCCTGCACCATTAGCCCCAATAATTAGCGAGGTCTTGTTCTTATTGAGATTTACGGCAGTTGGTTGCTGTCCTGTGCTTAAAAAATTTCGCCAAGATATGGTTTCAAAAATAATCACAACACAAAATTTATTACTGTAGGTATCCTATCAAATTTTTGGTTTTTTGTCCAGTCCTTGTCGTGGATTTCATAAATTCCAAAAATTTTCAAATAAAATTATGATCCAAATTCGGAGGAATTACAATGTCATCTGGAGTAATGACTACGTACTGATATCCATGCATTTCGCAGGTTTTTATCATTACATCATCTTCAATCTCTATTATATGCATTTCGGGATAATCATCTTCCTCTAACATCATAGCATATCTTGTGGCATCATCTTCTTCCTGAAAGAGATACAAAATATGTTCCCCTTCATCATTGATTACCGAATATGCACCTTCTGTTTCCCTGCCGTTAATTGTTAGAATAAACATTAAACCAATTCACACGCTTCCTGATAGATTTCTTGCATTAATTTTTGAATAACAGATTTATCAAGATTGATTTCTGCTTCCTCAATATATCTATTCAAGATAGAAATTGTATCCTCGCTTTCAAACACATCAAACTCTTCAGGTTCTTGAATATCAAAATTTTCAATGATATTCAACTCTGAAATATTTGCTTCATAAAGTTTATCTATGAATTTTTCAAACTTTTTAGTATTTGTTTTTTTGCGGACAATAACTTTTACAATCTTATTTGCGTACTCTCTTGTATCAAAAGTTTGAAAATCAGTGTCCTCATAGTAAATGTTATGAAACATTTTATATGGATTATTGATTGGAGTATGCTCTAAGGTTTCAGTATCAAAGATAGTAAATCCGCGAGTATCATTTACATCTGTCCAGTATATCTCATAAGGATTGCCGAGATAGAACACAGTTCCATTATTAGAACGAGTGTGGTAATGACCAGAAAATACCTTCGTGAAGTTTTTAAAAAGATTTGCTTCCAGTCCATGTTCCATTACAATTTGCCTATTTACTCTAAATCCATGAAGTTCAAGATGACCCATAGCAACTTTTGCTTTGGTTTTCTTAATCATTTTCAAGGATTGCTCTTCATTTTCTGAGCAAATCCATGGAAGGAGAAGAATATCAAGATTCTCAACTTTAATTTCAGTAGGAGAAGAATAAGTTTGAATATTCAGATAATCTTTCAGAAGAAGTTCTGGTGAGTTTGTATTATTAGTGTTTTTATAGTAACTATCATGATTTCCCACAATCATATGAACCTGATATTTGGAAAGGGGTTCAAATACAACTCTTTTAGCCCACTCCAAACTTTGATAATCAATTGATTTGCGACTATCAAAAGCATCTCCCATATGAATAACTGTTGTAATCCCATACTGTTCCAGCGTTGGGAAGAACACATTCTTATAGAAGAGTTCAAAGTAGTCGTGAAAGAGTTTAGACCCCTTTCTCGCGCCATAATGAGTATCGGTGATAATTGCAATCTTCATTACTAAAAAATCAATACCTCAATTTACTGTGAATTTCGTCCTTGATGCTATTGTAGTCCGAATAGTTCCCCCCGTCAATAGTGTTGTCGTCAGTAAAGACCTCACTGAACCCAGAACGCTCAAGAATTTTATTCTTGATTTCTAATTGACGCTTTTCTCTTGTGATTCTACGAATAAAAGCATAATGGATGATTTGAGTAAAATATGCAAAGGGGTTTTGTGACTTTTCGGGATTGAAGTTGTGAATGTACTGAACGCAGTTTTCAATCCCATCGGAAATCATGTCTTCCTTAAACATGTAATTTACAAAGTTGGGCTTAAAGGAGAGATGATTTGCGATCTTCAAGAAACACTCGCCAATATATCTGGGAATAGGTGGTTTTGGCTTGTCTTGAAGAAGGGCAATCTCCTTGTCCTCGCGATACTTAATAAGTGCTGCCAGAAACTCTTTGTTATTAACGTAATGCTCTGACCTCTTTCTCTTGGTCATAACCGCTGTGCTTATCATAAGTTTTTATCATTATTATGTAGATATTATAACATTTCTAATGGCATTTGACAACCCTATGGAATCTCTGTATAATTACCTTTGTGAGGTTTGATAAGTGAGCTTTAGCTATTTTTATAAAGCTTTTCTAGAATCTCTTTAGCATCATTAACATTAGAGATATATCCCATTCTTCTATTCAATTTAGATTGATTGCTTCTTTCTTTATCGGATTGTCTAATGTAGGATTGATAAAGCATAATCATCTCTATGTCAGACGACTCAGAAAGAGTTAATACGTCTTCAATATTAATAATAAACATATCATCTGTTGTGGTTTTTAACCAGGGTTCTACTTTATATCCAACTAATCCCGTTCTACTTTTAATTTCTGCAACAATAATAGGATTTGAAATTATCAATAAAGTTCTATCATCTTCTTCAGATGCAGCAACTTTACAAAATATTTCTTCTCCTGTTTTTAATTTAACGGTAGCATAAAAATCTTCTTCCATATTTTATTATTTTTTTAGTTGTACTGTGATAATTTCGTAGTTAAAGTTTTCTTCGTTATATATTTTAATTCTTTCAATGAGGTGGTTGAGAGTATAATTTTTTCTTGAGTTATGAGTACAATCATCAGCAATATCATAAAGAACTGCTTTTGTCTTGTCCTTACCCTTTCTCAAAACTCTTCCAATTGACTGCAAGTTTCTAATTCTTGATTTGGAAGGAGAAGCAAAAATTACATTGTGGAGGTTTTTGATATTGATACCAGTAGAGAAAGTTCCATAAGAAGCAACAATAATTGCATTGTTTTCCCTTTCAGTAATTTCTCTAACCAATTCTCTTTCTTCGGTATCAACTCCACCATGAACAAAGAATACTTTTTGCTTTTCTTTTCTATTACTATTTATTCTTTCGTAAAGTATTGCTCCGTGTGCCTCTACTCTAGAAAAAAGTACAAGAGTATTTCCCTTTAAATC